CTGCTCGCGCCGCTCTTTACCCTCTCCTCCGGTCATCAACTGCAGGTAGTCGATGGCCAGCACTTTCATCCCGTTTGACCTCACCCAACGGCGGGCCTTGGCCGCGATGCTCTGCGGCGTCTGGTTCGGCTTATCGTTGACCATGATCTTGTGCTTCGCCAGACGGGCGGTAGCCATGGTCATCTTCTTGAGGTCTCCCTCGTTGGGCATGTTTCGATCGTCGTACTTGTTCACGTCGATCTGGGACTCGATGGCGAGCATGCGCATACCCACCTCCTCGGCACTCATCTCCAGGCTTATGAATCCGGTCTGAACGCCGCTTGAGCACAGCGAGGTCAGGAGGCTCAGGGTGAAGGCGGTCTTGCCGGAACCTGGGCGTCCGGCCACCACGAAAACCTGACCAGGCCTCAACCCTCCCCGGAAGATGCGGTCCATGAAGGTCCAGCCGGTGGGGATCGCGTCGCTCTTGCCGGCGCACCGCTCCTGTAGGAGGTCCAGAGCCCGGGAGGCGATCTGCTTCCCGTTGAAGTCACTGTCGGTCGAGTGCTCGCTGCGGATGCCCATCAGCTTGGACTCGAAAGTGTCCAGCGCGGTGTCCACCTTGGTAGCCCCGGAAAACGCCGCGTTGATGGCCTCCTGCGAGATCTCGATCAGCTTCCTGGCCCGATACTTGTCCCGAGAAATGTCCAGATAGTACGGCAGGTTCGCGGCGCTTGGGACCGAGTCCATGGCGTCATTGACGAACTCGATGCCGCCGACCTGATTGAACTCGTCACTCTTGAGCCTGGAGGCGATGGTGACCACGTCAACCGGGACGCGCTCATCCCGCATCTTGGCGATGATGCGCCAGAGGTCAGCGCACCGGATGTCATGGAACCAGTCCGACTTAACCCCAGCGCCGATCGCGAAATCGATGGCGTTGTTGTCGATCAGACAGCACCCAAGGATTCCGATCTCGGCCTCCTGCGAGAACGGCATCTCCCTCATTTTGTCCCCCCGGCAAGAGCCTTGAGTTGGTCGTACCGGTCTTTGAGGTTCTGGTACTCGGCAGCGAGCTTAGGGGTGATCATGTCTTTGAACAGGTCTCCGTGCCTCGGGTTGGCGACGTGCCCCATTACCCGTTCCTTGAGGATTTCCAGTTCGAGCGGTGTCACCACACCACCTGAGCCCTGAAACGCTCTCCTTGGGCCGTTTCCGCCCCGGGGCGCTGTGGCTCCCCAGTGGTTGCTAAGAGCCAGAGGGGTCAGGATCGCGTCCCTGAAGGTCTTCCGGTAGTTCATGGCGTGAGCCCGGATGTCTTCGACCGTCACGTCGGGCTGGGCCTTCTTGATGGCGGCGAGGGCGATCCCGACCCTCTTCCACTCCCCGTCAGTCATGCAGGAAAGGTCCATCCCGCAGACATGGGCAAGAGCATCGGCAAGGAGGTTTCTCGGACGCTCTTTCGCGGCATCGCCGCTAGTTCTTAATTGGTCTTCTTCTATAGTATTCTTAGGGGCCGGGTTTCCGACAGCGGGTTTCCGCTCCTGGTTTTCCGCACTTTCGTGGGTGATTTGTGCGGATTTCCAGGAACGGTCATTGCCGGTGGTTTCTGCGGATTTTCCGTCACGGTCAGGGTGATCACGGAAGGTCCAAACCCGCTGGGTGAAGCGTCCGTCCTCGCCCTTTCCCTGGTCCTCGACGGAGGCGTATCCGAGATCCAAAAGCTCGTCGAACGCGGACCGGAGAGCGTCGCGCCCATCGGTGCAGTGCTGGCCAACCCATGTTTTGGTGACAACCCATTCGTCCACGTTGGACAGGATCATGCACAGGAGTCCCTTGGCGCGAAGCGACATGTTGTCGCGCAGAACCTCGTTGGGGATGATGGTGAAACCGCCCTGCTGCCGCTTTACTCTGATGATGGTTTTCATTGGTCTGCTGGAAAAAGAGAACCCCCACGCATTCCAAGGGGGAGAGATCGCCGGAAGACCATCGGCGAAACCTCGGAAGACGTGGGGGCTAAAATGGGTGGGAACATGCGGTCTTCTCCCTGAACGCTCTCGACTCTCCTCTCACCGATCGCCGAGAACGCTTGTGGTGTAGAACACCATCAGTGCGGTGTCAACAACGGCCGTCGCCGTACTCCCAGATCAAGAGTGCGTCGGAGGTCTTGAGCGTGATCGGAACACCCGGGAATAGCTCCTGGGCGCGGCCCTTGAGCTTGTTCTTCCACTGGGTTTTACTGAGCCCCTTGGATGTCCCAAGGCCCAGTTCCTTCTGCCATGCTTGAGGTGTGACACGCTCAATGCGGAATCCAAGCGCCATAGCGGCACCAAGGATGATCCCGAAGTTCTCGAACATCACGGCGGCCATTGAGCCGGGGATGCCCTTGCCACCGCCCATCGGGACGAAGCGAGGCAGCTGCTCGATGAAGAGCACGGTGTAGCCTGCCGTCACCAGCTTTCCAAGTAGCGCAACCGTGTCCGTCGGCTCCTGGGGCATTGGCACGGCAGTCATTGGGCCATCGCCATTGTGCCACGCGATGCCGCCTGAGGCACCCGGGTCAATCGCGACGTGCCACTTGTTACTTGCTGTCTGGATCATTTTGAAAAGCTTCGGGTGGATAGCTGATAAGACCGGCTTTGACCATGCGCTCCATCATTGGCCAGTTTGGCCCTCGACGAGGATCAAAGTTGCCCTTGGGGGCGTACCAAAGCCTGCGGGCGCACTCAACACAGGTTGGCCTGCCCGACCAAAAGTTCTTGGCCGGCTGAGTGCGCCCGCAGCGTATGCAGGTTTTTGTCAGTGATTCTTGCGAGCCCATTCAGGGATGGTCACGAAACCTCGCTTGCCGTGCAGAGGTCGCTCCCAGACACCTGTCTTGAAGCACTCCGCCAGTGTGGCGAGATGTCGCTGATTGATCACTCGGCCGGTCTCGATCGCCATTGGATCGAGGGCAAGCGTGATGGTGACGTATGGTGGCAGCTTCTCAGCCACGATGAACACCCATCCGTCTTTCTTTACCTCAGTGGTGAACGGATCGTCACCACAGGTCAACGCATTATAGAGGTCGATGTACCACGCGGCCTGCTGAGCGTAGCCCCACTTCTTGATGGAGTAGGCGAAGTCGTCAGGGTTTGCGTAGCCGCGATCAACTGTCTTGATGTCGGCGATCACTGTGGCGTTCTTGCCCTTGGGATCGCAGATGATGTCAGCTTTGCCCTTGATGCGGATCTGCTGTCCGTTGACCACGATGGTCTTGAACATGGCGACCTCCTTCTTGGCACCAGCCATGAGCTCAACAGCGTCTGGGTTCATGTAGACACCGTTGGTGATTCCGCTGATCTGAGCCAACTCCTCAGTAGAGAGGATGGTCTTGCCGGCGTTTTCCTTGTTCCAGTCGTCCCACCACTTGATGGCTGCGATGGTCTCCTCGCTCGGCTTCTTGGCGTTGATCTGGGCCGCCGTCGGCTTCCGTGGAGCGTCGACCGGCTCAAGCACAGTCCGCTTGGAATACTCGTCGGGCTCCAGGATCGAGAGGTGAGTCAGAGTCCCGGTGGCCTGAGCAGCAGTCTGTTCGGTTCGATAGCCTCCGAACTTCTTGGACCAGAAGTGGGCGGGTGAAATGTTCATCTCCTTCAGGTCCGAGATGGCGATCGCCGGGTCACGGCGGTAGACCTTCTCGTCCAGGAGGTGATGGATGCCGTCAGGAACCAGTGATGGCTCCTGAACGGCTTCTGCAACAGCAAAGTCTTCCATGACTGGGTCAGGCTGCGGCGAGAGCCTTGGCCAGGAATCCTTGAGGATTGGCGATGATCTTCTCAGCCGAGCTTTGGCTTAGATCTCGGAACGTCTGGCCCTCCTTGATCCATCCGAGCGTGACCAGGAATGCATTCGCCTTGAGCTCGTTTGAACCGATGGTAGTAGCCACCGCAATCTTCCATGCTGGCTCTCCTCCAGACATGCGCCAGGATTCCAGCTGAGCACCCGTCTCCTCAGTGATCTGGAAGATCTTGTCCACGAAGAGACCAGAGCGATCCTTGCTGACAGCGGCTTGATGGTTGAGCGCCACGTCGAACACGGTGGTGAACTCGTACTCGATACCGTCGCGCATGATCGGAGCGAGACCAACCTTCTTCACGGTCGTCTTGCCGCGCTCGTCCTTCTCCTGCACGTAGTCCATCTTGGAGCGCATGCAGCAGATGACGTGGGCTGGAGACTGCAGCACCGCCTTGACGATGTCGCCGAACTTGTCACCGGCGATCTTCCAGTTGGTGTAGGAGTTGCCGCCGCGCTGGTCGAGCTTGTCCTTGTAGTCGAGGATGCCTTCCCAGAAGTGGCTGGCAGAGTCGATGATGATCGCCTGGTAGCCGGCCTCGATGGCGGCGTTTACCCCATCGACGAACTTGTTGTTCTCGAACGGAGGGGCGATGTCCAACGTGTCGAAGTCGAAGCGGTCGGCGTACAGGGATGCCGAGCGGTTCTCAGTGTCGATCAGTGCAATCTTTCCGGTCGGGCCAACAAGGCCACGAGCGAGGCGCAGGGAGGAGTAGGTCTTACCGGAACCGGACGGGCCGGTAACAGCGAGCTTAAGGAAGACCTTCTCGCGTGTGGCTTTTCTGAACGTAGGTGTACTCATGGAGTGCGTGTAACGACTGGATGCGGCGAGTCCGAGACAACCAAGTCACGGCAAATCAACTGGCGGCACCCATACCGTCGCAGTCAGTTTAGGTGTATTACACCGAGAGTCAAGAGAATGATCTGACGATTATCGTGTTTGCAGGTACGGGTCGATTGAGCCGGCAAAGAACTGCACCCGATTGTGAAGCTGCTCAATGGTGCCGTCGTTCAGCACAGTGTCGTGGATCACACCTCCGTCGTAGAGCTCTTGGAGTCTTGTGCGCTCCCATTCGGTCGCAGGATCAACCCCAGGACGGCGAATCCTCAAGATGATGCCGCCGCGTCGAATCCACTCTTTGGCCTCACGCAACCGGACGAGCCTGGTGTTCACTGCTAGTGTTGGAAGTGAGTCGAAAAACTCCCTCATCACACCGTCGTAGTTGACTTCACCCCACTGCTCCAAGATCGGGCGTATCTGCTGCTTCTCCACATTGTTCTCGGTGAACGCAGAGAACCCGAGGTGCTGCTGCACCAGCGAGTCGATCTGACGCTTGATGATGTCGCCGAACGCGACACGGTTCCACCCGAGGCTGATCAGCTTCGAGGCAGCAGCGTCCTTTCCCTCGCGAGCATAGCCAGCGAAAGCGATGAGGTTGGCCATGGTGGGATCAGTTCTGGAATTTGAGCGGCGTCTGGAAGTCGATCGTGAACACCGAGGCGTTAGACGAGACCGTTCCGTCGAAGTTGATGTACGCCAGAAGAGGGCTGGTCGCATTGTTGCCGGTCGGCAGATAGATCAGCGCACCTTTCGCGGTGATCGTAGAGCCACCAGCACCGAGGCCCCACTGCACGTCGTTGATTTCGACCTGCACGAAGTTGCTGCTCTGATTGGTGGTGGTGGAGATGTTCCCGAGAGTCTTTCCGCCAGCATCGTAGCCGGATCCAGAAACCTCAACAGCGCCAGCCGCCAGAGCGTCGCTCAAGTAGATGTGCGACTTCGAGTGGGTGTACGTCGAGGAAGAGCCCAAGAGCATCACCTTGTATGGCGGCGTTGATCCAACGGGCGTGGTGGCGAGGTTCATGGTCCCTGAGATAATCTGCTCCAGGGCCTTGTTGTAGATGGTAGTTGTGGCCATAAGTCGTTGTATCGCCTACACGGTTTCACCATGAGGCGAAAGTGAGAGTCGTTTAGTCGCGATACTTGGATGTCTTTTCAGCGATAGATTTAGGCTGACGGACAAACTGCTTTCCAGCCCTCATTCCACTGCGCTTCCTTGCGCTTGTGGCAGCGTACTCGGAGTCGCTCAGGGCCTCACGAGCCTTGCGTGGAAGGTATCGCTCGCCGGTAGCACCCCGGCCGACGACGGAGTTCTTGCCGCTCTTGGTGCCCCAGTCCTCACGGGTCCACTTGGCCAGACTGTTGGACGGCGACTTGGGGCCACGGTAAGACCCTCCGCGATCCTTGTACCTGCTCACAGCGATCTGCGCTTTGCGTGCGCTCCACTGTCCAGGCTTGCCACCTTTCGACGACGCCTTGACCTCGCGAACCACCCGCTTCCACAGACCAGGATCAGATTTTGTGGATGTCTTTACCAAAGTATCCTCCTTGCCCAGTAGTTTGCTGAAAACTTGTCGTCCTTGGTAAGCTGCCCCTGCTTGTTGCGGATGCCGCCTGACCGATTCAGGTAGTCGGCCCGGCGCTTCGGATTCTTGTGCTTGGTGAAGTCGCTGTAACCGCGATGACCAAACGGCACGATCTTCACCTTGTTGCCCTTCTTGGCGAGCACGCGCTTCTTGTGGATATCACCAGGAGGCGCAGCCTTGGGCTTGTTGAAGCCGGGAAACCTTTCGCCACGGTACATGATGGCACCGGAAGGCAGACGTTTGACACCCTTGATTACTGGCATAGTTCAGTCCTCCTTGATTTCGACGGAATCGGCCCCGCCATTACCTGCGTTAACCATCACGTTGACCTGCGTCGGCCCAACCTGAGCACGGGGCGCGAACCCTGGCAACACCACTGCAGCCTCGGCTTTGGCGGTCTCGGCAGCCTGTTGCGCCGACTTGATGAGAAGCTCGGCCGCTTTATTCGACTCACCGATCAGCGATGCGTGAACCTTCATCACACCGATCATCGACTCAGGGTCGGGAAACTCACGGTGCTCCAGGGCTTGCTCGCAGAACTCCAGCGCCCTGTCGGTGCGGGCCAGGTTCATTGCCAAGCGCGATCGACCGAGGTGGATGGCACCAACCTGCGACACGAACTCGCCGAAGACACCGGCAGCCTTCAACTGCTTGGCGTCGATCACGTTGAAGCCGGCCTCGCGTGCAGCCTTCTCGGCCACAGCCATGGTGATAGGTGGCTTTTTCCCAATCGGACGCACTTCTTCAACAGTGCATCCGTTTTGTTCAGTGGGAATGGGTGTCATTGGTCCAGCTTGTCTTGAGATTCATTTCCACGAGCCAGCACTCCTTGTCCCGAAGCTGAGCAGCGAGGGGCATGTAGCACCAGCACCCCACCGTCATCCTGCCCCATTCCGAGTGCTTCGTCGTCTCCCCGTGGTGACCGCACGTCCTCCGCCGGCTGTCGTACATCGGACATTTTGAGCAGGCGCGCAGCCTTTTCCTCCAGGTACTCAGCGGAGTCCTCGATGCCGAGGAAGTCGTCAACGCTGCTGTCGCTGCCCTCGTCGCATTCCAGAACCGGTGCAGGGCCAAGGACAGTGGGAGATGCTTGAACAAACTGCATACCCCGCTGACCACGACGCCAGAGTACTCGGCAAGTCGGCGCAGTCTCTTTTTGAATATGGGCAGAGAGAACTTCATAGACTGTCTCTTCGATCTGCGAAACACGGTTGGCCCAGCGTTTGACGTATGGCACGGGGCCGAGTTGCGCGGCCGCCTTCCCTTCTACCTCATCGCAGGTCTTTTCCCAGTCTGAGTCGTGCAGCACCTCGACAGTCCAGCTGAAAAGAGGATTCCCACGACGCATGTGGCACTCTGTCAATTCAGACAATCGCACGATCCTCGATGCAGCAGTGAACGCCAGGGATAGGAGTCTCTTGGGTTCGCGAACCATGAGGGCCTTACGCAGCGTTGGGTAGCGTGCCAGGATGATCTCCTTCCAGTTGCGCCTGTACGGCACAGCCACCAGACGCACCGCACCAAGGCTGACCGTCTTCCCGGAGAGTAACCACCCCGGCAGCGCCTGGGTGATCGCCATGAACGCCATTGTCAGCAGATCCTTGCTGATGCCAGAGGTGGACGCGACGTGTTCGATAAACGGGTCGGACGTGTGCGCTTTGCGGGCCTGCTTGGGGCGCTTCACCTGCTCTGTCTCAGGAGCAGCCCTGGGTGCCTGACGGCCGTCCCAGATGTAGTAGAACTCCGGGGTGATGCCACGGGCTTTGGCGGAGACCTGGTTGAACGCGCCTGGTTCTACAATCCAGCCTGACTTGAGATCAGTCGCTCCGCGCCCCTTGAGCACCCTCTCTAGCTCGCCGGCCTGGGCGAACCCCAGTGGGATCGCCGGCATGACGTGAAGGTGCTCCACGTCGTCCAAGAGACAGTGCTGGCACTTCACCGGGATGGACCACCCCGTGTCACTCACGACCCACAACTCGATGTCCCTGTCGTTGCGGTAGGTGAGCTTCATTGCGTGAAGACGACGGTCGGTTTCTTGGTCACTGTAATGGCCCGTCGTTCTACATCCATAGGGGTCTCGCTGATGAGCATGTAGGTGAGCGCGTCGAAGATGTGCTTGTTCTTGTCGCCGTCCCGGATCGGCTCGGCCCGGTTGGGTCCTGGTTTCATCTCGCGCACCATCTTGATCGTGTTTTGCAGCTGGGCCGACATGAAGACACGCCGGTCAAAGAGCAGCTTCTTCAGGAGCCCGATGCGCTGCTTGACGCTTCCAGACCCCTTGGTCACAGCGTGTAGAACTATCTTACCCTGTGATACCTGACGCACCACGAGCTCGTCGTACACGTCGGAGGCTGCGCGGTATCGCCAAGCCGAGTTGTCCGACCAGTGACGCCACAGCACCTTGGTGGTCCCGTGGGCATCCTTCAGGTAGTCCTCCCACCACTGCATCTTCTCCATGACCAACTCTGTGAAGTCGGCGATCGACACCTTGCGGTCGATGACCACCGCCTCGTCGATGATGTCGAAGATCGAGTTGCCGTCGTCACCCGTGCGCTTGCAAGCGATCGAACAGGCGTGGTTCACGTCACCCAAGTCCCATCCAGTGAACAACTCGAAGCAGTTCTTCGGTGGCACGATGATCTCATGGTCGTCCTCAGTCGCACTGGTGACATTGCCAACGACGTGCGTGCTCGGGACGAAGACATCAGCAAAGTGCCCGTCGCTCACGTCCTCGACCCACTCGCCCATGACGTAACGTGCGTACAGCTGCTTGTCGTAGGCGTACTTGTTGATCAGGTCCTGCTTCTCGCGTGGGTCTAGGAATGTGTTGTCATTCAGGCTGAACTGAATGCGCTGGAACTGCGCCTCGAACTGTTGGTCGTCACTTGGCTTGCGCGTGAGCCAGATTCCAGCCAACCAGTGGTTCACGCCGTTCTCGGGCGGGTTCAAGTCGGCGATGATCTGGTGATTCTCGTACGGTATTTCGACGACGCGCAGCTGGTCTGTCAGCACGTCGAACACGATGCGGTCCTCGAACTGGTCAGCCTCTGATAGCCAGATCAATGAGAAGCGTGTTCCCTTGAACTTGGCCGATGCCTCCCAGACATTTTCAAGGGAGTGCAACTGGACCTCTGACTCGCCACCATAGGCATTGCGGACGCGGGCGTATGACATCTTGGTCGCCACGTCCATGGTGGGCTCTTTGGTCCACTTCATGCCAATTTTGGCATCTATCCACTGAGGCAAAATCGTCTTTGTGAGATCTGACCAAACGCCGACCTTACCGTTTTTAAGTGTCTTGGCGATGATGCCAACGGTGGCGTTGTTGTTCTCGAAAAGGTGGCGTGCAACACGATGTGCAATCGCAAGCGATTTACCCGCTTTACGAGGGCCGTCCACCATGAGGTATCTGGCATACGAGTTGAATACCTCGAATCCCCGTGGTGAAAGATCGGGCAACCACCGCCCTTGAGTGTCTTGCATAAGGTCGGTGCGACTTTCGGTTGTAAAAGAGCAGCATCGGAGGAAATCCTCCATCGAAAGTCGTTACCTATGGACTCGATCACACTCAAGCGGGATGGCCTCGACGAATCGATTAACTCGCTCGAAGAGGGGGAAACCATGGAGATTCACGGCACCTTCACCGTCACCTCCAAGACCGACTCTGAGATCGTTGGTGAGCTCACCGACGTGAAAAAGTGTGGTCACATGGGCGAGGACGAATACGAGCTCGACGAAGAGGGTGACGAAGAGGA